TGTATATAAATTTGTTACTTAAAATGCATAGAATACCTGATTATACCGGTGTTTTGTTTTTAGTGGGTGTGTATCGTACACACTACTTACACACTTTATGATATTCTTTGCTTAAAATCAACAAGTTTATTACCTACGCAGTCAACTATCTTCTCAATATCACTTGCTGACTTCTCTTCGGTGACGTGCGTATATAAGTCGAGAGTCATACTCACACTAGAATGACCTAAATATGATTGAACTACTTTTGGATCAATGCCACTTTCAAAACACCTCGTAGCAAACGTGTGTCTAAATGTATGGCCGGAAAACGTTTCAAACAAGTTTCCTGGAGACCTCAACAGATTTATCGAATCAACAACTTTCTTTATGCTATCAGAGTACCTTGTGGTGTTAATTGGAGTATTGAATTTTGTAGTAAATAAAAAATTATTCTGTTCTCTTGGATTTTTTGTGGAAACAACAGCTTTTTGACGAATTTGCTTTTCCAGGTATGTCCGGCAAACGCTATTTATCGGCACCTTACGATTGCTATTTTTTGTTTTAGGTTCCTCAATGTGAAAAGTATTATTAGAATCTGTCAAATATTTTTGATACACTAAAGTTTTGTTGACATAAATAAAACCTTTTTCGAAATCTATATCACCTTCTGTTAACGCGAAAAGTTCACCCGGTCGCAATCCGGTATTGATAGCAACATTAAACAAATTATCATAGAATGTATTCTTGCAATATTTAAAGAAAATATTTTGTTCTTCAAGTGTAAGTGCTCTCGATTTGTTTTCTTTCTTTGCTATAACTTTGGTTCCTTTTGTCGGATTTCTCGATATAAGATTGTCTTCCAGTGCTCTTTCAAGCATATCTGCCATTACTGATTTTATTTTACATTGAACCTCATAACTGTACCCTTTATCATTCGCTAGATAAATTATTTTTTGAATATCTGACTTAACCAATGAATTTATGTTGCGGTTTCCGAGATATGGTGATATATTTATTTTATATGTACTGGTGTACGCCCTAAGCGTGTTTGGGGCGCACACTTTTTCTTTATATATTTTCATCCACCTATCAAACCAGTTATCCAATTTCACCTCATCTCTAATGCTTGTGTAGTTTTCATTTTCTGCAATTTTTACAGCGAGTTTCCTTCTTAATTCTGGTAATTTTTTTGAATAAATTGTTCTCTGCTTTCCAAAACAATCTTTATACCTTCCTTGATAAGTGCCATTTTTTCTTTGCGTAATTCCTGCTCCTAATTCTTTTCCTTTCAAATCCTTTCCCATTATTTTTGCCCCTTTCATTTTGAAAAAGAGCCACTATATATCTACATACTACTATATAGTGGCTCGTATTTCAATATTTACACTTCAAGCGTTTTTTCTATAAACTTTTCAAATTCCTTTCTTTTTACCAATCGTTTACCTTTACCAACGCAGAATAGGAATGAACATCCAGGTTCGTTAAGTAATGAACTTATCTTATTTACACCAATATTGCTGTATTGTGACGCTTCTTCCACAGTAAGCATTACCTTTTCCCAAATAGGAACCCCGTTCTCTTTCATCGTTATCACCTCATTTACTTTGGACATTATGTTTTTTATCCTTCTGTTTACAGTTGATTCAGATAGGGATAATTTTTCGGAAATTTCCGTTGCAGTTTTCCCTTTTGATAACATCAAGAATATTTTTTCTTCTTCCTCTGTAAAGTTGCATTCACGCATATAATACTCAATTTCGCTCGATACGCAGTTACATAGCTTCATACACCATCCCCTCTTTCCATAACGGTTATTATCTACTATTATTCATTTGAAATTTCATCAGGTATTCCAACACTGAATACCTCTTCACAATACTTTTTGTACTCTTTACACATTCTTGTTTCCGTTGCCTCTTCGATTGTTGTACCGTATGTTCTTGCGAAAATTTTGACATATTGTTTATATTGTCTTTCTGCTTCATTCATAACCTTTCTCCTTTGTTCTCGCTTCAATTTCAATCGCATTTCCGTTTCTCCCGTCATTTATTATATTGATTTTTCCAGAATAATCAAATACCAATTCTCCATGGTCGTACACTCTGATTCTACCAGTATCGTTCTGTGCTGGGATCGTCACGACAAAATTTTCTTTCTCCGGTTCTGCTTTTTCCTTGCTATTTCCGCAAGAAGTAGCCAATATTACGAATATAATCACAGCCACGGAGAGCAAAATCTTATGATTGTGCATACTTTTCCGACTCCTTTCTGTGCAGCTCCATCAGCGATTCAAGCTTTCTTTCATCCGACTTCGCCAGTTCACCATGCTTTTTCATATCGTTCAGTTGCATCAGATATGTACCGGCTTTATCAACATCTTCTTGCCCGTTCTTTGCTTTATGTCTCCAAAGGTACTTGAAAACATTTCCCATACAAAATGCCACAAAACCTCTTTTCCCTAAAAACAATTTCATCACAGAAAAACATTCAAGGCTTGTCTGCTTGTAGTGATCTGGTCTAATTTCTTTCATCTTTTCTCTTCTTCCTCTCTTTTAGCCTCTTATTCCATTCTGCCAGATACTTCTCCTGTTCTGCATCTTCCAATTCCTGTCTGGATCCGTATACCGGTCTGAAAAAGCTTTCTTTTGCCGTGTCGCTGTCGCAATGTGCGATCAGTCCACCGTAGTGCTGTTCCTGGTCGTGCTTCATTTCTTTTCTGGTGCGTTTATTCATATCTCTTCTCCACAAGCTCTCCTAATTCGTGCCCGATTGGTTTCCACAGATGCAAGCAGTTTTCCGACAGATTCACATATTCGGACTTCTTTGGATGTATCTGATATACCTCTTCTTCATCAGCAAAGAATATATCTTTTAACACACACATATCATCCCATGTAGGTATCTTGTATTTGTGCTTCGGTGATACGCTCACGTGTTCCCATCCGTCCTCATTTTCTCCGAACATCACGGAACACGTACCGCAATCGGGCAGTTTTATTAAACCGCCCACTAATTTTCCAAACATCACCGTGTCCCAAACTTTACCGCTTTCCATGATTTCTTTATATGGTTTCATCTACATCGTTCCTTTCTTCATTACGGCAATGCTGTCTCCACTACAAGCAATATTCATAATCTCTTTTTCGTACTTTTCTTTATTCTTCATCTGTTCCACCTCGCTTTACGATTTCAATCGCTTTATCCAGTGCAAGCTCTTCTCTTTTTTCTCCGGCAACACAATCTCCGTAATACTGGCAGTTTACACAGTTTTCGTTGTTGCACGCACCATCAAGCTCTAGCTGCTCTAAGTTAGAGACAACATTCTCCACGTCAAACGCTGTCGGCTGTTCTTCTACTGCTTTCATGCACTCTTGTATTGTATCGTAGATTTCTTCCTGATTTTTACCGTCATTGCGTCCGAACGGAGCTTCTTGCAAAGCATAATCATTCAAGTGGAGTATCAGCTTATCCGCATCAATTAGTCTCATCTTCTCACTCCCATTCACTTTTCAACATATCTGCCTTAATCAGTTCATAGATTATATCCAATGCTGTTCTATGGTCCCTGTATCGGCAGTTCGCTTTTTTATGTATTCTTGGATCGTTTTTATCCCAATCATTTACGGCAAAACATACATCACTGACAAACAGCATCTTGCATCCTCTTGCAACACAGAGATAATAGCACTCTGACTCCTTTGGAATACCTTTACATCTTTTGAATCCGTACTTTTTGAACTCACTGGCTTTTACTGTTGGTTTTAGCATCAATCTCACTCCAATCAAATTTACGACCACATTCGCCACAATAGTTGTTTCTGCTTTCCGCATCCGACATTACCTGTTTGCCACACATATGGCATTCGTAGTCGATATCTCCGTTCAGTTGGTCTAAGATAATCGGCTTTACTGGAATCTGCTTTTCCAACGCAACGAGAGCCATTCGCACAGCTGCATCATGCTTTCTTGCACTGATAGCTGCTTTCGGAACTTCTGTATGTATGTCTTTCTCCAATATCTCCATAGCTTCTTTAATTTCCATCTTTTTCTCCTTTATCTCAACTGATTCTTTTGCATTTCTTCGAAGATTTTCTTGCAACCTTTCTGTTGATCGAGTTCTTTCAGATGCTCAACACGGTTATTCCATATCTCAATAGCTTCCTCTTTGGAATTCGCTCCGTGTACCGCATAGCAATCTTCCTCGGACGTATCTATTGTTGTTCCATGTATTCCATCGTAGTGGCAGTATCTCGGACAGCCAGCCGACCATCCGAAATAAAATCCGTCTACTACATCTCTTGAAAGATATGCTTTCGTTCCACATCTAGGACATGGTTTTAATTCGCTCATATCATTCTCCTTTATACGGCTTCGGCAACGGCATCCAGGCAATAACTTCAAACGGTATCTCTTCTCCATCGCCATCGTTCCAAGTTTCACCATCCCATCCAACAAATTCTGGGTATATATTTTCAAAATCTTCCATTGAATACGCTTCGCAATCCATTACTGTAACCAAACATCCATATGCTTCTTCCGGCATCCTTTCACTACATGGAATCCAGTTGTTTTCTCTTTCTACTACCTCAAAATATTTCTTTCTATATTCAAGAGCAACGTCCAAATAATAAGAACTATACCCAATATGATAGCATTTATCACCCACTTTCCTATACTTATTTTCGTAATATGGCTTGTCTCCGTGCATAGTCACTATGGTATCAATGCTCTCTACCTTTATCTTTTCCTGTGTTTTATCTTCAGTTGGTTCATATGTATTATCCATATTATTCATCTTCGACCTCCTCTTCTTTTGGAAACTGAAAAATAAAAGTTTCGGAAATTTGATCTCTTACTTTTTCCGCTTCTTCTAACGGTATTCTTGTAAGACCATTTGCTGCTACTGTGACCATACGTCTGTTAAATATGTATTGTGTATACCGTTTTCTGCACATTTCCATAGCTTTTATTGCTTTTTCTTTCGTGGAATACTTTGCCATTGTAATAAAATCATCATTTCCCAAATCTGTTAATGAAAATGCAGCTATTGTTCCATTGCCGAAAACTTGAATCGTTGTTTCCTCGTAAGGTAAATCAAACTCTTTATCCTGACTAATGATTCTCATAACTTGATCCACCTTTTGCATCCCATGCGCAAATGTCGCAATCCTCAGGACATACATTTGCCTTTATTGCTCTTTTGCACATCTCCATTTTTAATTCCCTATCACCCTCAATGTCTTTAATAAATCCGAGTTTCCTCAAGATTTTATGAATCAGTGATTCTTTCCTCATTTTTATTCTCCTTTACATAATCCGGGCACTCTACCACATATTCGTAGCTGTCTATATCATCGCACTGAATATTGCATTGGTCTTTTATCTGGCATTCCAGACAACACGCATTCTGTCCATACAAGCAATAATTCTTACATCCCATCTTTGTTCTCCTAATACTTGAATTCACACTTGATCTGTCTGGATGAAACGATCATATTCACGAAGTCATCTGCATGGTCGATTTCAATATTTACTGGAATTCCAAAATCATCAAACATCTTAATTTCATAATGTTCGTCTACTAATTCCAAAACATCAGCGAAATCATTGTCCTCGTCCGGAAATCCATCGAGAATATCTCTGATTTCATCTTCGATGTTCGACAGCAATGAAATCATCGGCACATTGACTGTTCTCTGTGGAATTACAAGTCTTCTGGTTGCCTCTCCGCAAGTCAAAATTAACTCGTATTCACACTCATAATAACCTTCCGTCAGACAGCCACTATCCGGGAATTCATCAGTCACTGTCGGTCTATTCTTGCTGCTTTCCTGGATATCATACGGAACATAATAGTCAATCACATTCTTCTCTTCTCGCATTTCTCGGCTAAAGACGATATGCTCTTTTTCTAACAATGTGACGTTCTCCCGGAATCTATCAAATTCCACTGTATTACCATTTTTATTGTCTACCTTAAAGAATGATTCGAATTCTCCGGTATCAACATTCTTTCTGCCGATTCTTTCTGCATAAATGTCTGGGATTTCCGTTCCTCTGCATTCAAGTTCAAGTTTATTTGGTAACACCAAACCTTTTGCTTCTAAATCTTCTATTGCTATTGCTGTTAATTTCATAATTCGTTCCTTTCTCTCAATTGCTTCATCGCCAGTTTAAATGCCAGCATGTACAAATCTAAGATTCCCGTACTTATTTTTCCAAAATCAGACACCTCTTCCCAAACGTCCGGGTAATAATCGCTTAATACACCATACCCTGCTTCGCTGATTCCCGATTCATCATCGAAATCTTCTAAAGAATCGTCTAAAAATTCATCTACTTGGCATTCATCACCGTTAAAACCATGCTCCATCATGTATTCATAGATATCTTTCCGAGCCTGTTCTTCATCAAAGTAATATCTGTCTCTGTCCATGCAGTCAATTTTTCCATTAAAATATCCAACGTTACCTGTGAAATGCTCCTCAAATGTCCCGAATCGCATATTATAGTAATTGCTTGCCGTAAGATGTCCAAGATCACCAGATATATGTAATCGGCAATAATCTTCCTCAAAAAGAAATCTGATGCGGTATTCATTACTATCTGGTCTTTTAAAATCCAGAATCTTGATGTTTCCATAATCTGTGAATGTTGCTACATGGTTCTGGAAGTTCTTCTTTTCTCTCTCCAAATCAATCATAATTCGTTCCTTTCTCCTTAAAAATGCGTAAAAAAATACCAACCACCGAATATTGATGGTTGGCAAGAACAATTTTAATCTTTTTGAATTCCAGTTCCGTTGCAATGCTTGCATTTTACCAAGTCGTATCCGACTTCCTCGAGAGCTCTTTTTCTACACTCTCCCATTGATAACGTTCCCGGAGCATCATACCTGTCAAATATTTCTGAATATTTTTCTTCATCTCTAGGTTTTTTTGAATTTCCCGGTTCCTTCACACCAAAAGCAAGTTCCCATATCGATATCCTCCTTCGCATATTTGATACAGAAATTATACCATTCCAACCATCAATATTCAATTGTCAAGGTGCTGTTAGCTACTACTCTATTTTTCTTTGTACTTCTGCAAAATCTCTGTAATTGCTTCCATGTGTTCCGCTACTTTCGGCAAATCTTCATCACTGATTCTTGTCAATCCGCCTTTTCGGAATATTTCAATATCCCATAAGCTTTCTTTGAACAATACGAATTTTTTTGCCAAATCGTTTTCTTTTTTGGGCGTTAAAATTACATTCGTAAAACGTTTCATGCCTGTCGTGATCTCCGAACTTATCTGTCACAAACTTTGTTCGCTTCGGAGTAATTCTGATGATTTTTGCCGGAGTAATTAAAGCGTGACGGAAGCCACATCTCCATCCGGCTTGGACGGTTCTCATAACTCCTACCACATCTCCGACTTTCAATGTGTCTTTGTCTATCTTTTTTAATTCAATGTACATAATCAATCTCTCCAATCAAATGCTTTTCCACATTTAGGGCAATAATATATATCTGTCCCATCAAGCACTCCCGGTTTATGTGTTGTTGCAAATCTTCTTTTGCACTGCGGGCATTCCCACAGTGAACAAGTATCGCTCCTGTTATGTAGAAATATCGGTTTTTCTGGAATTTGTTTTCTGAGTGCCATATCTACATTGCTTGAATCGAATTGAATTTTATTTACTACTGCATCTGGTCTTTTAGCCATATTTTTCACCTTTCTACGCAAATCTTAATTTTTCTGCAATTGTTTCAATCACATTCACAGTGACTCCATTTCCGGCTTGCTTGTATAACTGGCTGTCAGAATTTACAAACTGTGCTTTTTCAAAATAATCGTCCGTCCATCCTTGCAGTCTGAAACATTCCTTCGGTGTCAGTTTCCTGATTGCTATGTAGCATTGATATTTTTCATACCAGACCGCATATGCAATCAGTTCTTCCGATACCTGAACGAAGATTCCCTGATTGCGACTCGTGTCGAGTGTGTTGGCGATTTCTTGTCCGACTCTTCCTCTTCTTGTCTTGCTGTTTGGCATTGAGAAGTTCACGCTGTCAATTCCTACTCTGCATTCTGCATAACCTTGTTTCGTTGCTTCTTTGACTTCAATCGCGATTCCATGTCTATCCTGTCCAGTAAGTGTAAACATCGGCTCACCATCTTCTTTGAATCTACGTCCATTCTGTCTTTTTTCTGTTCGATCAGGCGTAAGGATCGGAATTGCAATGCCGCTATTTTCATGGATGTTTGAGCATCCTTTATAGTATCTTGCGAGAATCGTTCTGCTCACATCCGTTGTCACCGGCTTTCCCTGATACGCTAAATCTATAAAGCACGGTAATGCTACATGATGTCCTCTTCCGCCTCCTTGTGCCGTATCCAGCGTTTCTGTAATGCCGTTCTGGTCAAATACCTGTGTGTTTCTTCTATATCCATCTTTATGACCAATTATTTGAACACTATTTTCTCCGTCTGCTCTTTCGACAGGAAATACTTTTGCGGAACCTCTCCCTCTAAGATGTCCGACAATGAAGCACCTTTTTCTGTTTTGTGGCACTCCAAAATCTTTGGAGTTGAGCACTTGCCATTCTGCATCATACCCCCCATGCTCCATTTCAATGAGCAGTCTGGCGAAATCCCATCCTCCATTAACACTAAGCAAATTCTTAACGTTCTCAATGAAAAGGTAAGTGGGTCTATTTTCTTCTTCGAGTTGTCCGATAAGGTACATAACTCTGAAAAACAAGCTTGAACGGTTTCCTTGAAATCCAAGCTGTTTTCCTGCAACTGAGATGTCTTGGCATGGGAATCCGAAACACCAACAGTCTGCTTTCGGAATATCATCGGCACACACTCTTCTAACGTCATTTGCGTACCATTCTCCATTTCTGTATTCATCTTTTAAAATCTCCTTCTGCCTTTTCTTCTGCGGTAATTCATTCAGTCTCTTTCTTTGTTCGTCCGTCAGAAGATGCATTGAAATATAGCTTGCTGTAGCAAATTTATCAAACTCGCAAAAACCGACGCATTCATGTCCGGCAAGTTCCATTCCTCTTCGGAAACCACCTATTCCGGCAAACCAGTCTATAAATTTCACTCTCACATCCCCCAATCTTGCCTACTTCCTGAGTTTCCGGCAATGCCATTGCTGTACGCTGTGGTCTTGCCATTCACTCCATAAGCGTATCCAAGTCCTTTGTCTCCGTTGATTCCTTGCCAGTGCATATTACCTTCATACAAGGCGATCAAATCATCTGTTCCGTATTCTTCTTTCGGATTCAGCTCTACATACTTTTCAGCTCCTGTTTTCGTGCCGTATCCGCATATCTGTACAGTTCTTATAAATTCTTCTTTTTTCATCTTCTCGAAAGGAGCCGATATATCTTTGCCCGGCCGGAGCTCCGTACTCCTTTCTGTAATTTACTTGACTCTAATTTCATCTCCGCAAATCGGGCATAACGCAAAATCTTCAAATTCATTAACGCCCGTCTGCATCTTAATCAAATCCTCTTTTCCACAGCTGATCTCGATTCCGCATTTTTCGCAAATACCTCTGTACTTAAATTTTCTTATAATCTGGATCATCACTTCACCTCATTTGCCACCTGTAAGCACTGAATCATGTAATCTATCTTTTCTCCTGTGTTCATGGTTCTACTCCTTTACCCGGCACATTTCTTCGTATACTGCAAAGAATTTTCCCTCATGCTCTTTGCAGTATTCTTTCAAAACCCTTTTCATTGCTTCAGCTTTTACTTCCGTGACATCTTCCTCGTACACGCATTTTTTCGTATAGCCTAAATCTTCAATCACTCGGACAATGTTAGCAAATTCTGTCTCAACCTCTTTCTTCTCGTGGTCTTTCTTCCACCGCTTGATGATTTCAATTACTTTGTCGGGATGTTCTCTTCTGTAATCCGAACAAAACGCATATCTAGATTCTTTAACGAGTTTTCCTAACTCGCAATTTATGCACCCTCTTGCGCACATATCTCCCAATGCCTTGATTGCTTCTTCTGCTGTCAGTTCGCCTAATAGTTCGCACTCCGACCCAAAACTAATTCTCAAAACATGTCCATTGCCACAATCTACGTTAAAACCGTCTTTTAAATCAGCAAGACCATATGTAGCAGGTTTGTTAGTAATAACACCAATTTTTCCTTCTGCGCCATAACAACCAAAAGTTGCTCTGACAATTTTAATTTTATCGCCAACCTTATATTTCATGGCTATCCCTCCTTGATTTTCTCTTTTTGGATTTTTTCAAAACGTATTTATCGCAATCACTTGCGCTACAGCCTCTTGAATGCCCTGTTGCGCATATATAATCACACCTTAAACCCGCATTTATTAGTTCTGACTGAGTCATCCTGTACATACAAGTACGGCACAAATGTCTATCAGAATTGATTCCTTTAGTTTTCGATTTGTCTTGAAAACAAATTCCACAATCTTTTAACCATCTTTTTATTGTTTTCTTTGACACGTTATATTTTTTTGCCATCTGTTCCAGTGTTGCACCAGACCTGACGCTAAATTCCAAATCTTTTTTGTTGTATTTTCTATGCTGACCACTATTAGGAATATCTCTATCGTTAAACCTGTCCATTTCCAAATCAATGTATTTATATACTGTTGTTTTAGACACATTTATTTTTTTCGCAATCTCAGATACTCCAATTCCGTTATGAAACATCTGGAAAGCGAGTGAACTATTTGTCATCAAGAAGTTCTCCTTTCAAATCTTTAATCATACCCTCATAATCAACTGTTAACTCATTGTTTTGTTTGCTGTTGTCGGATTTGTTTATCTTTGCAGACAATAATTTATTATTATTATTTTCTCCCATTAATCCGGAGCAAGCATTTTCATTAACAGCCTTTATAATATCGTTCATGTATGATGGAAGTTTTTTTAATTCAATTTTTTTTGCAGACTCTATTCTGTATGTCCGCATAAATTGAGAAGAAACAACCGATTCGTTGTAGCTACAGTCCAAAGCCCACGCCCTTAACTGTTCTGGACTTCCTACTGCTCTTTTTACTGTTCCGGGAAGTTTTTCAAACTCTTCCACAGAGTTGTACCCGCTATTTTTTATGGCTCTGTTTACTAATGACCACGCTTCAATTTCATTTAATTCTTTTTCGGAAACAAAATTTTGCATCTTGTCAATCAGTTGTCCAGGAGAAGGTGCAAATCCAGAAGGATCCGACCGAATGTATGCTTTTAGTGCCAAAGATGCTTGATCGTATGTGCAATCAGATAAGATGTTCGCCCATGTGTTTGCAGCGAAATCCACATCAACAAGCTTAAAATTAGGATATGTAGCCATCATAATTGCAAACAATTTTTTTACTTCAAGGCTATTCAATAAGACCACCACCAATCAAATCTTCTACAATATGTCCAAACTGTCCAGACTGAGTGTTATCGTTCGGAATTTTCGTACTTGCACCGGAAGTATTAGGTTTGTTATCGTAATTTCCATCGAGTACCTTCGGAAAATTATTTGGCTTAACAAACCAGTCAAAATTGAACCATCCAGCATTTGCATTTGTTTTGCCTTGTAAAAAATCACTTTGTGCAACCTTTTCGATTGCTTTAAGTACATTGTCAACGCCGTATTCGCTTATTCTGGCAACCAAACATTTAAACCTAGTGGAATTACTAGACATTCTGGAAACTGGTTTTATTCCGTGCTGTGATAGTGTATTCCAAGCGTCCAAACATCGACGTGCATCCGATATTTTGGAATCAGTTTCTCCGATATATTTATTATTTTTTTCTAAATCTATGTCTATATCTTTACCTTTATCTATATCTTTGGAAACATTTTGTATACATTCTTGGGTGATGTTATTTTCTGCGAACGTATATGACTTGTTTGTCTTAACTAGGAGCATCTCTCTTTCTTCCTGATATACCGTTGGTGTGTACCTGTCAGATTGAATACAATTGTGCATTTTCCAATGTTTAATTACGATCACGCCATCTTCAAAACACAAAACGAATCTTTTCGCTATCAGAAGCTTCAAATCATCGTCGCTGCATCCTATCAACCTCACAATTCTCTTTGGATTCCCAACAAATCCATCGTCGTCCGCTCTCATGTTCAGATGAAAATATAAGCATTGAGTAGATAATGGCATATCGAGAAATGCATCAGAATCTACAACATTCATGTTGAACATTCTTTTTTTAGCCAACAGCCCTCTCCCCTTTCATGTATATCGTTCTTATATCATATTTCCTGTCGCTTGAAAGAAATCCGTTCCACCGGCAATCGGGATAAGGACAATTAAAGCAGTTTGGGTGGCAACATAATTCCGGTCTTGAATCTTTTTGCGGATTCCTTTTTTCCTTTACTTTCAAATTACATCCGCAACTTACCATGTATCCGTTTGCAACAAGAGAAGCGATTCCCTCTTTTATTCTTCCACAATCGCATTTGCATAAAAACATCGATTGTGTTTTTCCTGTTGTCGGAAAACGCTTTTTATATACTCTTTCTACAGTAAGATGACCGAATCTTTTTCCAATGTATGACTCATCGTATTTATTCATCTTCTACCACCTCTACAGTTACCTCTACCCTAGGGTTTTGCCTGTCAACCTCGAAGTATAAAGTCGGAGTAAGAACGTCGTCATACCCGTCATTACAGATAATTCTGCACTTCTGTAGTGCATCTTCAAATGATTTGATGAACGCTGATGCAGTATTCATACGATCGTGCATCTTGTTTTCTACATAAAACCGGTAATGAATTATAATCGGTTTTTCGATTCTTTTACCTTTTAGTTTGCTAAGGTTGATAAACTTCATGCACAAGGCATCGTTTCTGTTTTTTATGATATTCCGGTACTTCTTCGTCCTGTGATCGTACACTTTACCGGATAAAAGCTCGTTTAAACCACTCTTAAAACCCTTTACGGTTACATGATATTCCACTATTTCTCACCATCCTCAATGTCTGTAATTTCAGCAACAGTATCAACTGCATCTACTTCGTTGTCTTCTTTGAGTACATCGTTCAAATTCTTTTTGTTAGATGTCTTATTTGTATAAAAATCGTTATCAAGCATTTCTTCTTTTGTGTACAGACCACTTGTAATCTCAGGGCAGTTAAGATTTGCAAAGAAAGACGCTGCTCTGTATCTGAGCATGAGCTGCGGTAATGTTTTCCACTTTGTACCATTCTTTTTAGTCCAACCCTCTGCATCTGCCATATCCATTGTTACGTTAATACCGTCAACTCTTCTTCCGTCTTTGGTTGTCCAGCACTTACAAGAATACGGTTTTCCACCTTTTTCAGCTTCCTCGAATTGCAATTCCATGTCATATTTCCCAGAATTGTTAATCATTGCAATTAAAAAGCTACTTTTCCATGTCGGTTTTCCTTGTATTACATACAAATTCTGCATTACCATTAGCGGGTCAATGTTGAATTTTTGCGCCTGTGATATAGCAATCAGACAGTTTGCATCATTTCGCTGAAAAGTTTGTGGAACAATCGTACTCGAAGAAAGCGCCTTTGCCATTTGCGTTGCCATAATAAAGTTGTCGGACGTTCCGAAGATTCCAAGGCTATAATCAGTAACCTTGTTGTTGTTTTTGTGTTCAACAGGCTTCTTTTCTTCCTGTACAGCAACTTCTGTCTGTTTTTTGTCTTCCATTTATTCTTCCTCGCTTTCTTCATCATATCCATAAGCTTTCTTCATCCATTCCGGGAGTCCAAGACTGCTTATTTTAATATCATCCTTAAATCCCATGTACGCAGGAAAATCGTTCTTTTCCAAACACTCCTTATATGTCTCAAGAAGAGAAGCCCTCACCTCGTTGCCTGATCTCATAAAAAATTCATCTGCTTGTAAAATATTCACGCAATACGGTGGATTTTTTTCTTGCGCTATGAATACAAATTCAAAATCAAGTCCGGTATTTGCTTTAAGACCAGCGCAGTAATGTGACGCTTGTATATCATATCCTAGCTTTATGGCATCTCTCATAAACTTCTCTGTTTCTGCGCACTGGCAAGTCTTTAGGTCAACGCATATCGGTTGCCCTCCTACTTTTCCAAAGCTATCAGGTCTGCACTTGCACTCGAAACCACTTTCTTTGTCAATCCAAAAAAAACTTTTTTCGTGCTCTCCGTATATAAGTTTTTTTGCAAATGGAGTGGAATACAAAGCATTTCTCATCGCATCTATTGTTTCGTACATCTCTTCAGAAATAACTTCTTTTCCTTTGTTTTCCTCAACAAATTCTTCCCATTCTTCTTTACCGGCTTTTGTTCGCCTGTTTACATTTGGAGCTACCGCAAATTCGTTGTAGAAATCATATGGCTCTAAACAATACTTGTGGTATGCTCGTCCAAACTGTAGAGCCGGAGTATCCTTATTTTCTGGATTGTCATGAAAATATTTGTAATGAGCCATGCTCTGTGCCATCCTCTTGATATCAGTAGACGACAAACCAGAATGTGCTCTGTATTCACTCTGTGTCATTACTATTCCTGTCTGCATTATTTCTTCTCCTCCACATCAACTCCACAGATCAGCGCAACTAATTCTCTATCTGGAAAACTTTCATTATCCAGATATGTTTTCATCTGCTTTCTTATAATATTTGTCTCATTTGCTTTCTCCATGATTTTGAAAAGCAATTGAATAGGAAGTGTTACGTTAATTCCTTCTAAATTCATAGCATTCTCCTTAACCTTTCATTCAGACAATCGTCACACCAGTTTTCTCCGCAAATATCCGTGATGTAATCCCCTTCATACAGTGGTTCACCGCAGATATCGCAATACGCTACTGGCTTCGGTTCGTCTGGAAGTGCGGTTTTCCATTCATCGTATCCCTCGATCATTCCGGATCACCATTTTCCTCTCTTTCAACTCCCAAGATGCAAAGGACTGCCGATACATCAAGGTATGATGTACGCTCTCTCTTTGCAAGTCTTTCAATGATTTGTAACTTCGTCTGGCTATCAAGAAGCTTTTCATATTTAGCAGTAGGTATCGTTACCGTTATGCAGTCATTGTTGATTGTCATTGTCTTTCTCCCCTTTCCGTGTTATAATTTGGTTTTGCTTTTTTCTGTGCCCTTGACCGTATTCGTCCGGCAAGAGCGTTTTTTTATGCTCTTTATTCCAAGCTCGTCCAACCTGTCAGCACAATTTTTCAAGTAAGAGATAGCTTGCGATTTGTTGTACTCGAATTTTTCATCCACTCTTTCGAGCGACTCCAATTCCTCAATTATTCTGTCAAATTTGGATGTCCTCATATTATTCACTTCCTATCTGTAGCCAAACGCGAAATACATCGCACACATCAATGTAGCCATCAAGATTGGTACTATAGCAGCTGCGATACCACCAAGGTTTTCATCAACTTCCTGTACTCGTTCGGCTCTTTTCAACAGCCTAAGATATTCCCTATATCGCATATCTTTTTCTCCTGTACTTATCAAGAAATTTCAGTTTTCCGCTTTTTTTGTTGATAATTTTCAGATAACTTTCTGACTCGCTGACAACTGACCAATCCTTGCAATTTAAGTTGTACGACGACATACATTCCTTTTGCCACCTAACCGGTTTTTTTGGTTGTTTCATTTTTCTCCTTTCTGCGATATAATGTTAAGCAACTCCGTAATGGATAGCCATTTCTTTCACAATAGCTGTATATCCCTCGATTAACTTTTTATCGTCTGCGATGATGTCAACATAAGATAGCTTGTCTCTCTTTGACTTGCTTACTCCTTCGTCAGCCATCCTTCTTCTTTTGTTCGTCAATCGCTGTCCAAGGTTTACTCCGAATCGTTTCTGAAGTAATTCGTAGCTTTCGTTTCTTACCTGGCTGTAAGACTGACCACCACCAAGCGACAATCCGATCTTCTTCAAAATCTTTCCTGTATCATCTCTCCACGAAGTTGTATTCAGCGAAACTACTTCTCTTATGGAATCTACTCTGTTTTCGACTTCCGCAATTTTCTCGGCTTGCCGTTTCTGTTCCAACTGCTGTTCCGCTACTGACTGGAAAATTTTATTAAACATTTGTAATTCCGGTGAAAGCTGTGACAGATCGATTGCTTTCTGCTTTACACGTTCTTCAACTGTCGCAAAATACTCCCTCGCCTGTTCCGCTTTCTCTCCGTTTCCTTTTACGGAAAGTTTCTTTGCGAAGTGAGCGGTCAACCGGTAATCATCTGCAAAGTTTCCTTTACCATTCGCCATTGATGGCGAGTAAAAATAGTCCTCATTTTCTGTTGCAAATTCATTATCCAATATGTTTGATTTCACCCATCTTGAATAATGGCTTGCATCAAGTTCTAAGAAACTATAAAGTTTTCTTGCCGTTGTCATTCCGTTTTCATCTACACCGAGTTCAACTTCTATTGGTGTGAGAAAACTTGTGGTTTGTTGTAATTCGTTCATCTTGTCTCCTTTCTGTTGTGATATAATTCATACATCTGATAAATGGAGTTACAGAAATATTGGCATTTTTACTGCAAGAAAAGCGAAGACAAATCCCAACATAATATTCATTAGCAATCCTACAATCCCCCAGCCGTATTCACTTTTTCCATGCCAATATGACATAATGCAAAAAAGTGTATTTATAATCCACACCGGTATAATATTTAACGTGTTCACTTGTGCTACTCCTTTCTGTGCTATAATGTCCCTATAAAACTTATAAGGAGGTGAATTTAAAATGGACAACAAACAACTTGCTTCTTCCTATGCAATAGCTAAGTGTTGTGGATTTACCGGTTCTTTCGATGAATTTAAGAAAATGTACGACCAATACTACTCAGAAATCATCGAAAATATAAAATCTACAGAACCTTCTTTAGCAAAAGTAGAAGCAGTTCATCATCCGTTTAAGAAGCATAATTTCTAACATTTTACTGCCTTCACAGCGGATGAAAGGGCGGTAAGAACTTTAACTGAAAGTTCCAAGTTAGTTTCGTTAATTTTCTTATCGCCATTTACTACATCTGCATATCCTTCAATGATGTCAAAGCCAATATGCTCAATAAAATATTCTAATTTTAAGTACCTGTCATTCTCATCTTTCACGGCAATTCTTGAATTTCCATATTTGTCTGTTAATAAGAATCTTTTAATTTCTTTTCCAGATTTTTTGTTCTTTACCTTAGCCATCTTTTCACTCCTTTCTTCCTCCTTGTCGCTTATACGGATTAACGAAAATTAAATTTCTTTTTTTTAGAAGTTTTATTTTCGTTTTCCAAAGTGATACAATGAATCTGCTCTGTATTTTCCACAATCTTACGGAGCAGATTCTTTATTTCTCTCAACTCTTTTAAAATTTCATACATTTTTGTCACCCCCTTGTCGCTTATACTGCCATACATTTCTGAATTATTAGGATGATTTCAACCACTAATACGATGGTTTCAACCACTAATCCGATGATTCCAATCACTAATACGATAGACTGAACATACAGCGGAAAATTAGGAAATCTTAATCTGAAACATAATCTACTACCTGGATGGTCTTTAGAATAATTTTTCCTTTCTTCCGGCGTAAGTTCGTGATCTGTTATTACGATTACGTTCTTTTTCATACTCTCTCCTTTCTTATACTTTGGTCTCTTCTCTACTTTTGTCTTCCTCCTTGCTTTTTCCTTCATCAGCAAGGTTTTCAACTTTCCCCAAAAAGTATCCTTTGTCAAATTCTGACATTTTAGGAATAGCTTTCTTGATTTTTTCAACAATAGCTTTTTCTTTCTCGCTCATGTGATATCCTCCTTTCTGTGTTATAATGTCCCTATAAAACTTATAGGGAGGTGAATCTTATGAATACTATAGGAAGAAAAATAATATGTGGATACTGCAAGCAACAATCTTCTGATTATTCGATTTCTATTAATATCATTTCTTCTGATACTAATGAATCTTCAGAAAAATACTATGGAACGTATGATTGCAAATATAAGCGTAGCGGCAACAAATGCAATCAATATGTTTGCTCTGTCCTTGCTTCCAATAACATTTGTATCGGAAGTAAAATCTAATTTTTTCTCCCAGATGGTCATTTGTATCATCTGGGTGTATTTTTTCTCCACATTATATTTCTTCTTATACAGGCTCAATGAAATTAATAGCTCCAACTCCTTCCTGATACATCAAACATTTTGAGTCAATCGAAATATCAAATGCATTTAAGTCTACAGTTAATGTCGGAACTGAATTAGGCTCTGTTTTAAACTCAAGCTTTCTTATGTTGCGTATTTCTGTTCCGTTAATAAACAAGTGCACATTCGATATTGCTTCTCCTTCTTTTCTAGGCTTGATTTCGATTTTTTGGATTTCATGTTTCATTTTTTTTCACCTCCTTGTTGATTATAAAACTATTATATGTCGGTTACAAACTTTTGTCAATAATTATTTGTTGATTTTTTCAACATTTTGTGCTATATTAATTTACATGAAAGGAGGTGTGAAAAATTGAACGAAAGAATAAAAGAAATTAGAAAGTATTACAATCTTACTCAACAAGAATTTGCTGATAAAATTAAAGTAAAAAGAAATACAGTAGCAACTTACGAAATGGGAAGAAGTATTCCGAGTGACGCAGCTATTGCTTTGATCTGCCAAGTTTTCCATATAAGTGAATTTTGGTTGAGAACCGGAAACGGTGAAATGCTTTTACCAATTACGAAAGATGAAAAAATTTCAGAAATGCTTTCAGACATTCAGAGTTTAGATGATAAAAATTTTAAGCATCGCTTAATATCAGCTTTATCAAATTTAGATGATGCTGGTTGGAATGCTTTAGAAAAATTAATTGATTCTATTTCTGATGGGAAGTAAGAAAAAAGACAAGGGCAGTGCGCAAACCCTTGTCTTTTTATTTATTTCTTTAATCCTTTTACATATATGTATACTAATCTTAGCCATGTAATGCTAGTTTTTCCTCGCACTATTTCCATTATTTTTTCCTGGTACCACTTTACTTCATCCAAATGAATCCCTCCAGTTCCGATGCTGTGATGGTTTAAATTGTAGAACATATCTTCTGTTTATCAACCATCTAAATCTTCAAGCGCATCTTTTATTATTACATAAATGAAGTGCATCGTTTTTACATCGTTAACTTTTAATAACATCCTCTTGATTTCTGATAAGTACATTTTTCTCCATCTGTCGTTGCTTTTCTGATTGATTTCTTTTACCGTCACGAAAATTCCTCCTTTGTTAAGTATTGACAAGTTTTTAATACTGTTATAAAATTTCTTTATTCAATAATACTATAAAGGTGGTGCATTTACTTATCTAATTTTAGCAACTTGATTTTATTTAATTTAATAATTAAGATTAATATTCTAACCAAAGACAGGGGGCAATTGTATGACAAATCTTGATTTATTAGACAATTTTGCAAAAAATATCGAAATTGAACGAATTAAGTTGGGATATTCACAACAAGAATTCGCCAAGCTTTTAAACATTTCGTCTTCAACGTACAAAAACATAATCTCTCGTCGGACAAGCTCTGTAGACATTACACTCGTGCCAAAGATATACAGTCTTACTGGTAGATTATTGTTTGAATTACTGGAATTGGATAGTATGGAATTGGAAATATTGAAAAAATACAGGCTATTAACTGAACGTCAAAAAGCTTATATTAGTGGAAAAATTGATTTTGAACTTGAAATGAAAGCTGATGAAAAAGAATCGGATAATATGCTAGATGTTTTTGTGCTTACTGGTGACATGAAAGATGGCATGATACTTGATAGTTCAAATGAACAGCGAATATACTGCCCTGAATATATTAAGAAATACGGAAAAAAATTGCACTGTGGAATAAGGATAAATTCAAATCATTTAACCCCTGTTTATGTAAAAGGCGATATTGTTTGTGTATCAAAGAAACCACCAAGAGACGGTGATACATGCATTCTTGTCAATAAACAGTCTGGGAAATGTTATATAAGACGAATGAGACAAGGAGGAACGTGAAAAATGAAACCTATAAACGGATATGGGGATATCATAGAAATTGATACAAAAAATTATTCCGACATAAAGAATTGGATAGTATTCGGAATCGTGATCGCTGTATTGCGAAGATAATATACCCAGCCCGTTTGCCGGACTGGGATTTTTTTATTTAAAAGCCGTATTTTGTTACTTCAGCATCGTCTGACCAACAGCCGAATGTATCATTATCGCCATAAGCTTTGACCATCACCGTGGCTCCGTCCATGCCATCTGCAATAAAATCATCAGTGTAATTGGTAGAGTAAAATGCTGTATAATTCGTGTCGTATTCTTTCCACGTTCCGTCAGCTTTTGTGATTCTTACCTTATAAGATGTTGCGTTTTCGACCTCTGACCATTTGACCGCTACGTAGCTGTAGTTAAAATACCTTGATGAACTCTTGTAATACGATGCATATTCCACTGTCGGAGTACCGAGGATGCATTTCTCAATCCAGTTCTTCGCAGCATTGTTGATTGCTTCTTTCAGAGCATCATCTGGCTCAAAGTTGATATCCGGAATTTCTACGGATGGCGGTTTAAGTGGTGGCGTACATGCCATGACGGGCGTTACACTTGTGAGTGATAACACAAGTACGCACACTAAAGCTAAAATTCTTTTTCTTGTTTTCTTTTTCATAATTTTTTACCCCCTAACGGCAACTGGGAAACATAATACTCTTGACTGAAACTTTGTCCATGAACCAGAATCTTTATAACTGGAAACAGCGATTGTATCACCATAACTGCACAATCCCATAAAAACAGACGATATTTTATTGTTATTTCCGTCCTGTCCAATGATAACGTCATTAAGTTTGCAAGTTATCTCTTGTTTGCTGTTATTAGAATCTAAAGTCGCAGATACAGTAACAATAAAGGCATAGTTAATGTCTTCTACGAAACTGGTTATATGTGACGTTTCCCACGTTACGCCACCGACCGTGTCTGATTCAGCAAACGGAAGACTAAGTTTTGACATAAGTGTTTTTATGGCAAGTGCTCCAACAAATTTACTTACGCCTTGATTCGAATTTATGCCAGCCAAATCATTCATTAAGTCATTCTTATCTGCACTTTCGTTGATAGCTTCAGCGAATGAATTAAGTTCAGCTGCGCCAAAATTATCGCCAGTCTGCGTGTACGGAGTAACGTCTTCAAAGGAAACTGTTCCGTCACTATTGTTCGTCATTTTGAATTTTCGATTTCCAGAGTATGCATCGTTTTTGTAGTTTGTTTTTAAAGTTGCTTTTGAAGCCATTAGAACCTCTCCTCCTTATATCTTCCAAGTTTGAATGGAATTCTACGTACCATATTCGCCTGATCTTCAATCATTGTCTTTAATTCCGCACAGGCTTTTTCTATCCTGTTCAGTTCTTGATACCCGATGAAAATACCATTTGCGTAGAATGTCTGATATGGTCCATAGTCTTTTGTGGAAACTTTATTCGCAATCGAAAGCAAATTATGTTCAATCGCATTAAAATGATCTACATTCCAATAGCTAGCATAATTGTCCATATCAGAACCCATGTCTTCGATATCAAACATCCCAAGCGTAGCCACAGCAATTTCATGTAAATACGCAATATTGTTTTTGATTCTGTTGAAGTCCTCAATATTAAATTTTGAATAGAGTTTCCAATTTGTTTTTGGTGTACTCCATGCCATTACATATCCACCTGCCTTGCTTTAATTTTCCCACTGAATCTTCCGTTAAACTCAATCTCGTTTTCGTAAGCCTGAATAAGTGCTGTCCTTCCGTTTTTCTTTTCAAGATAAAACGCGTCATTTGCATCAACTCTAGGGTCTCCACGCCATTCCAAAGAGTAATCAATCACACTTGAATAATAGTCCTCAATCCATTTTTCCAATTCCGGAGAATCTTCACTGATTAGAGGGTTTTCCCATTCTTGATATTTTTCACTCGTATTTGCCATATCTGTTTTCTGCGTTACAACGTATTCTTTTCCAGAAATCGTTACCGTCACGTCCGCACTTGCGGTAACGCCAGTGAATTTTACTTTCACGTAAAAGTTTCCCCACTCCACAATTTCAGCCTTAATCGCCGTGTTGTTTGTTGCTACGCTAAGACCGTAGGATGCATTACTGAAATATATCTCGTGTACTTGATTGTTTTCTGTAACCGTAACGTTTTCACTCACGATTTCTTTACTTTCTTCGGAAGTTTCGGAGTAGACAGTTTTCACAAGAGCGACTTTGTGTGCCCTATTTTCAAGCGTACACTCTGGATAATCGCTCAAATCATTTCTGCGAATTGTGTAGTTTGCCGGGTCGCCAATCATAAGATAATCAACCGCAACTCTCGCGTTTTTTGCACCTTTCGTAAATTCGATCTCTGCTTTATCAATGTAACCAAAGTCTTTTTCCAGTTTGTACGAACCACCACTGAAAGGTGCCTTGTATGTCTCCGTAATTTTCGGATAGTCAGACCTTCCACTATCTACCCAGTAGGAAATCGCAAAATACTTGCTTTTCTCTGTAGGAGTAAAAAGTGTATTCTCTACTCCACCAGCTCCTTCCAGCCGGTTTTTATCAGCATCATATATGCAAAAATTGAAATAACTAGTTCCATCATTTTGAAAGCGAATGGAGATAACATCATCTGTTATTTCAATGTAATCCGAAGCATAATATGTGCCAGCTAGCGAAACGTTAGTTGATAAAAACTTACCAGTACTAGGGTCTAGTTTTTTAAACATAGTAGTTTTAAGTTTTCCATAAACCCTTGTTTTCTCTTCGAAAAGGTCCTTTGTGATGGTTTCTTGCAACTTACCCTTTAGATATGTTCTTATCACGAACTGTTCCGGAGATATGCCTCTAAATTGCATATAAAGGTTGTATGCACGAAACTCTGCTTCCGAAGTAAAAGTAATAATTGGATTCCCGAGAATGAATTTATTATCTCCCGTAGAAACTTCCCTACTTATGTACCCTGTATTTTTAACATCATTCGGGTCTAAAAACAGCAACGTGCCATCAACACTCGAAAAATTATAACTGGCGATCGCATAGGCATCTTTCTTATCATTTGTCAGAATGTTGTAAGATTTACTGTAGCTAGTCTCTCCATTTGTCGAGATTGATTTCTTTGGAATAAACGCCGGGACGATGTTTATTTTCCCTTTCCTATCCTCAAAAATAGCACATCTTCCGGCATTTGCAATGGTCTGCAATGCTTCCGTGTGCCTTACAACCGGAATTGGGTTTTTGACCTTAACGTTCTTTAAGTAGTCGTCCAAAACGTACCTATCATTACTTATTCCAGCATCTTTCAAAACATCTACAGCAAGCTCGTAAAGAGAAATGCCATTCTTTACATATACTCCACGGTAGTATTTATTAGACTGTGAACTGATATAGTCCGTGGCTTTAAATTCAACCGATATGTCATTTGAATTCCATGAATCCAGATAAGATACTATCTCCGGAAGCCATTCAATATTACCTTTTCCGTCAATGTCATATCCAAACTCGATTTTTAACTCTTGCCCTACTTTCAAGAATCCACTTGCGCTTTTAATGTTTTCCGCATCGAAGTAATCATCTTGATTATCTAATGAAAGTGACACATCTCTACTCGGAAGTGTTTCGGAAATAGGTGACACAACATCAGTAATTGAGCAAGATAAGGTATTCGAGTTATCGAAGTATTTAACAACTCCAAAGTAAAGCGCATAGATACGCAATCTGTTTTCGCCATATTTCATTGTTTTTGGAGTAATCGTAATCTCGCTTACATTTTCAAATACATCTTCCGTAACAAAGGTGGATGATGTGTTGGAATAGTCCTTATTCACACTTCCACAAGTGATATTGAATTTTGTAGGGTAATTATCTCCAAAATCAATCGTAAGTCCTCTAATATCAAAACTGGCACCGCCAAATGTTATTTTGACTGCCTGTTTAATATCTTTGGTTACAACACCTGACACCATGTATTTAGCTGTGCTCAAAGTAGGACAAAAATACATGCTGCCATCAACCTTGGAAAAATCCTGTTCCGCTGTTGCGTAGATTGCTTTTGCTGCTCTTTTTGTGAACACATCATTTCCATTTGAAAAAGCGGTGAACTCTGTATCATCACTAAACTTCGCTGTCTTTTGCGCTTCTGAATTAATAATACCAATCGAACCACGAATATACGACCTGTTACGGAATGGAAGTTTCATAGACTCTATATATTTGTCACTTGCCTTTTGCATCTACTATCACTCCCATCCGGCATCAATTAAGTTGAATTTCAATACTTGATCCTGTTCAACCATATGTGTTAATGCGTTTACAAAAAGAGGTTGACCGCTTCTGTCTCCAGGGTACATTGTTACTGTTATTATCTTTCCAGGATTCGCCATATCCTCAAAAGTAACAGGTACATAGAACGGTTTCAGAGCATTTAGCATCATACGCCTTGTTTCTGGAGATATGCCTACCCATTCCAGATTGTCAAGCTTGTATAAATCCCTTCCAACTCTTTGCCCGACAACTGCGTTATTGACATTTCTTCCACCATCTACAGTTGTTGTTATCGTCCACGAGAACCCTCTTCTCGGAGCCGGGAAGTCGTATCCGTTCACATTTAAGAATGCCGACATAGCCATATCTCAAATTCCTCCTAAAAAAATAGTGCGGTAGCAATTAAGCCACCACACTATGTAAATGAATATCCGTTTCTGTTTTTTCTTTTATCATAAACGTTTACAAGTTCACGTCCGTCAACGACTATCCTACTTCCTCGTTTTACTGCTTCAATAAGTTCTCGTAATAAGTCCGTTTCTCTTGTGTCCTCAGACTTCGCTTTAATCATGGCTTCATATACACCTTTGGAAATTCCGTCAACAATCTGATTATTATTTGCTACCGCTGTACGACCGTTAGAGAATTTTCCGACCATTTCTTCATGATTTGCCATGAATACTCCATCTTCCGGGAATCCTCCACCAGTATACTTAGGGAGAATGTCTGATAGTCCAATACGACCAACACCATACTTATATCCTTTATATCCTCTGGCTGTCCATCCGGCATTAAGACTTCCGTATCTTCCAACCGTATATCTAATAGCAGCTATCATATTTGACAGTGGATCGTAGATGTTCGTATTGTATCCAGGTAATGCATTGCTTCTGAATGTAGGGTCAATTACCTGCATAAGCCCTTTTGACGGAATTCCGGCTTTCGCGTTGCTGTCCCACAAGTTAATAGCATTCGGATTACCGCCAGATTCATGTTGCATTTGCATAAGAAGAGCATTCAGATTAGCTTCCGAATACTGATTCGTCAGCTCAAGAGCCTTTTTGGCAAGTGCTCTCCATTGCTCTACTCCGGCTGATACGTTATAAGCTACGTTTCCGGATACCCCACTACTACTAAACATGTTTGCAATAAAGTCTTTTGCTGATTTAAAAATTGTTTTTACAATTCCACCCGCAATATCCGATACAGGAGAAAGTAGATTTGAAATGTCTACAAACTTATTTAATGCTATCTGTAGTAATTTTCCCGGATGTTCAACATAATCGGCAACAGTACCAGCAATATCTTTTGCCTTTTCCCATACGCCACCAAAGAAGTCTCCAATACCATTCGCATAATGAGTAACACCCATACCGCCCATAAGTGCCTCTGTCTGGTTTGCCGGCATGATTTTCGTTCCCTTTTCAAGTGGCATTACAACATTTCTTCCTTTCGGAATAAAAGGTTTTCCGTTTGGAGGAACAATCATTTCTTTGTATGTACCACCCGGTTGGTCGTTTACCATTCCGATTGTGTCTTTCCCCACGCCGTTTGTACCAGATGCAAACTTAGGAACGTCCCATTTCTTCAATCTTGTTCCGGAATTAAGTTTCTCAAGAACCCAGTTAATACCATTGATGATTCCATTCACGGCATCACCAATCGGAGAGATGATTTTGTTTGCAATATTTTTAAAGAAACTGCTTATTCCTTGCCAAATGCTTGTTACAGCATTATAAGCACTCTGGAATCCGTCTTTGAAAAATTTTGTAATTTTATTCTTTTCAAAAATACTGGTAATCTTTCCATAGATTTCTTGGAATTTTTTAACTACATTTCCGATTAAGGACGCTGCGCCGTTTATCAGTCCTTGTATTAAATAAACACCCATTCCAGACATTACAGTTGATGGGGAATGAATGCCAAACACATCTTTAAAGCCATTAATAAATGGATCAAAAATATTGTTTTTTATCCAGCTTCCAATTCCTTTAATAGCCGACAGTATTCCCTCAAGACCACCGTTCCAGATGTCTTTTCCGATTTCATACATAAGCGTGAACACAAAAGAAGCTGCTGCTCCTAATGCAGTACCAAGAAGACTAAAGAAACTACTTGCAATTCCGGCAAAGTCGATGCCAGAAATAGCTGATTTCAAGTTTTCCCACAACCCTTTCGCCATTTCAGACCAATCTATTCCCGCAATCCACTCTTGAGCTTCTTCAAACGACCCTATAAGATAGTCACTGATACTTTTTGTGACCAATTTCCAGTCTAAGTTTCCCAAAAAACCTATTAGAAAATCAAATAAGGCCGTAATTTTCCTTACTAGCAATCTTCCATAGGTATTAAAATCAATCTGTTCCAGACTGGAATTTATAAAGTTTGCTAAATCATTACCAAGTCCAACAAAATCAATCGTCTTTAAAGTGTAGTATATTGTTTGTACAAACCCGTTAATTCCAAAACCAGCTTTTTTTCCAAGTTCAGACCAATCAACTGAATCCGTTATCTGGTTAACTTTTTCTCCTAATAATGTTCCTAAAGATTTCCAATCAGCATTTTGGATAGCTTCCCTAATCTTTTCTGCAAAGTCAGATATTCCTTTGTCCACCGAAGTCGTTTCAAACATTTCTGACGGAGATGGTCCAGTATAGCTTCCACCACTTCCACCACCACTATCAGAATCAGAATTTGAATCTGTTGTCTTTTGTTGAATATTAAGTTCATCAATCCCAAGGGTATATGTTTGAAAATCTTTTGCAGCTTTTTTTGCATCACTTCCAGCTTTTTTTGCGCTTGATCCAGTGTCACTAATAGTTTTGCCGTAATCTTTCCATGCCTTTTTTGCTTGTACAACAGTTCCTTTCCCTGTAAGAGCTGCCATAAACTGACCAACCGCATTTAAAGCCCTCGCCATCATATCGATAAACGCTGAAATATACGGTCCGACTGCATTAACAATCGGGGCAAATGCAACAGCCCAAGCGTTTTTCAAATATAGAAGTGATGAAACCATTCCGGAAATACTATTATTGTATTCAGAGCTGTACTGAACAAGGTTATCTGAACCCTCTTTTACAGCTTGCTTGATATTACTGATCACACCAAAGATAGTTGAAAAAAGAATAGATGAACCAATCATTTTTAACAACGACATTCTTGCGTTTCCAGATTCATCTTTCACTCCCCTTAAGGAAGATGCAAGAGATTTTAAGATTTTTAGCGGTGATTTTTTTATTGAAGCTACACTTTTCGCAAAGTTCCACATTCCAGCTCCTGCTTTTTTAGTAGCAAACGAAATTGTTTGAAATACTTTTCCAGCAACAGGAGAAATGGCTTGAAATGCTGTTTTTAACGCTACAGCTTTCTTTTCCATACCTCCTAATGAACTATCGTCCAAACGAAGTTTTTCCATAAGATTATACGGAAAAGAACGTATTGAATCCGCAACTGAACTTATTCCACTTTTAAACTTTGTGAAAAAACCTGTATTGTTTGAATTTGTAACTTTTTCCAACGAAGCCGATGCTTTTTCCGCTTGCCTACTTATTTCGTTCAAGTTTTTTGCTTCTTTTTCAATAGATCCGCTTGAAACTTCTGCACTCTCAGACAGCCCTTCATTTGCTTCTGGTACCTTCACTCCATCAGAAAGTCTATACGGTGTTTCTCCATTTCTTGTTACAGTTAAATCAGGGTTAAGCTTTACAGTATTAAAAGCCTCTTTCGCTTTCATCGCTTCTGCCAACGAGTTTTTATACTGGAACATACTTTTAATGTTCTTTTCCCACATTTTTCCCTGATTTATTGCACTTCCTGTCTGTTCGACAGTGTCGAAAACACTTTGCTTATACCTATTCAGGCCAGATTCAAGCTTAGAAATTGCACGATTAAGCTGTTTTTCGTTCATAGCTTCAAAGTTAATTCTAAGCTTAGAATCCTTGTATTTTCTCATCAATGCGCTAAAGCCTTGGTCTGCTTTTTTAATCTCGGAAGTATCAACTTTCAGTTTGGTAGTTGTAGAACCAAGCTTCTTTTGTTTGTTTACAATACCGTCGAGATGTTTCTGATAAGATTTAAGACCACTGATATCAACTCCACCAATGTTGTTTAATTTTGGAGCTAATGAGCCAATTTCAGAAAGCGTACTGGCTATTTTTTTTAGTCTGTCTTGCATTCCAGTAAGAGAACGGTTCGCTTGTTTAGCAGATGTTTCTATTTGCAACTCAATTGAATCAACTTCTGTACCCACAACTTCACCTCCTCTTTGTTCTACTACATGCTTGTCTCCGGAAGTCCAAGTTTTCTGTCATTTTCAATCCACTTATCCATAGCCCTAATTTCCGCAAGCATATCTCTTCTCTCTCGTTCTTCTTCGGTTAGTTCTGAATCTTCGATGATTTTCCAAAGAATAGGCTTTTCAATATACTCAGCTTTACCTCTGAGAACATTGTCTATCGCAGTAACTATTGCTGAAAACGTGTATTGACCGGATATCCAGTTAATATAGTCTTCCCTTTTAATTCTTTCCTTATCTGCTTTCGCAATGACTTTTATGATATGTGGATTCATATTCCAGAACTCATTCCAAGTGATTCCAAGCACACTTGCTGCCGGGAACCACTCGTTTTCAAAAAATTCTCTTTGGGATTTGTATTTTTTTACATTGTCTGCACAGGTGCCGTCTGAACCGGTGCTACTGGTGTAATTGGCACTGCTTGTTCCTGAACCTGAACAATTTCCTTTTCTGCATTCTGTTGGAGAGCACGAAAAAAATCAGATTCTTCCATTTTCTTCTTCAGAACTTCAAATGCCTTATCAAACTGGCCACCTTTGATAAGATGCTGCTCAAATTCCTTTCCGGCCACTTCATTGCTTACTCCCATGCAAATTCCGACATATGCTCTCAAAAATGACATCGGAGTTTCTGAATAGTCATCCATAGTTACTCCTCTTTTTTCAAGATCACATACCGTGTTAAATCCAAAATCTTTTGCAACGCATGTAGTTTCGTTAATTTTAAATGTATCCATAAATCCTTACCTTACCTTTCTTTATATAGGGAAGGGGCAGCCCGAAGGCCACCCCATTCCGTTTTGTTGATTAAATTGTCGTTTCGTCGGTGTAATAATAACTGTTCTGAGCGTCCACCGACATTTCTTGCTCAGAACGTGTTACCCCTTTGATACAGTAAATGTTCCGTCTTTATTATCTACGACGGTGTATTCATCGGTTACTTTTTTAGCCACTGTGTTTGGAATAGCAGTTACTGACATTTCAACAATTTCATCTACTCCACCAACATCTGAAGGTGTAGCAGATACCTGTGCCACGTAAGCATATTTAGCCACGGAACCAATACCGTCCGTTCCGTACAGATGGAATATGCATACACGTTTGTCTTCCATTGTTCCAATATTATCCAGATATTCTTTTTCAAGGTTTCCGGTAAATTCTTTCGAATCTGTTGTCTTAATACCTTTTTCGAATGTCTGTGCATCGTCCTCAAGAGTTGTAGATTCTACGGTGTTCGGAGCTGATACTGGTGCCGGAATACTCTTCGCTTTACATAGTAATTTGTATGTTCCGGCAAAATCAACTTTTGATAAATCTGTTGCATCTGCAATTTCTTTTACAATAACTCTCGCTTTGTAACTGGTTGAAGCCATGTTTTATACCTACCTTTCTGCCTTTTTAGGCAACAAAAAAAGAGCCTTACAGCTCTCCTATAGTGTGTCATCATTTCCAAGAGTGCGTCTCACTCTCATTACGCTTCTGTAATTTCCTCTACCATTGTTAGCTTCCGGAAATGGCTGTATTTCAAACCCCATATCTTTAAAAACAAATGCAATCTCTTTTAGTACCGCTTTGGCTTCTTTTTGGGATTTGTTTGTTGTTACTTCAATCTGCATTGAATATTGAATTCCGTTGATTGTATGTCCCTCGGTAGTTCTTGCTTTTTCTGATCCTGACATTTCATGCATGTATACAGTTGGGTATTTTGTGGTCGCATCTTTTGGTTCATCGGTCAATGTAAAGTGAATGGTTGGAAATTTCTTATTCAATTTATTGAGTACTTTATTTTTTACAATAGAAAACAGATTTGTTTCTAAATCAAATACCCATGAATTATCCATTCCCAAACACCTCCTTTGCAATGATTCCGATTTTCTCCCTTAATTCAACTCCTGTATTGTACATAAATGGTCTCGACGGCATACCTTCAGTAAAGAAAAATTGACCGTTTTTATAATAAAACCATCCATATGTACCAGCTGGATACTTTCCAAATGACTCCTTAAGCGTAATAAATTTTTTTCCTTGCGCATACACGACAGGTAATTTCCCTGGATATGGTGATGATGCACCCATCATACCCGTCCCTATTTCTACATATATCGCATGGTCTGAATCTGCCTTAACAACGTAAACAGATGTATTTTTACCAGAAGGTCTTTCTTCACTTGATATACTTCCAAGAAGTTCACCCGTAAATACTGCATCAAGGTCAACAACATTTGCTTTTGCAATCTGTACTCCTTCTTCTGCAAGACGTTTCGTAAACTCTTTTACTTTCGAATCAAGTTCTTCTTGATATTTCCTAATCTGTTCAATCGCATCTGTAATGCTTTTTACTGACAAATTTGCTTTTATTACCTTTCCCATCTTTATACCTATTTGCTTATCTTCTTAAGTAGAAATGCGTCCTCATTCAACGGTTCATCATTAGTAGCCATAACCTCGTAATCTGCCGTGTTGGCATCTACGTTTAAATTGTTTGCCGTGTCTTTGTATTTAACGGCTGATTTTCGCCAAATACGAGTCCCTACGGCAAATGGCAATGCCCCTTTTGAACAAACAATAGTGGCTTTGTCCGCTGAATCCTCTACACCAAAAACTCTTATAAAAGCTTCAGTCAAGGTAGAATTTATGTTTGCCATGAATTCTGTCGGTTCCGTATATTCCGGTTCGTATTCACCAGATTCCACTGGGACTTCTCTTCCATCAACGGTAATGTATTTAGTGTTTCCTTGCTCGTCTTTTTCATAAATAGGCGTACTTCGCCCAGTCTGCAAAGAATACAGCATTTTCTGTTTATTTCTGTCCAGTGTTCGCATCGGTATCAACCTTCTTTACTTGCTTCTGAATCTGATTTACACCAGTACTTGCAAGTCCGGATACAATTCCTACTGCAATTGCATCAAGAACGTCTGTTGCCGGAAAATTAGGAATTACATACATTCCAACAACCCCAAGGATTCCTCCAGCTACACCTACAATAACAGGGATATAATTATCTTTTACTTTTGAACACAGCTTTGCTCCGAGTCCAACAAGATAAGTAATAACTACAATTGCCAGTACGGTTTCCATCGAAAAAATATCCATTATTCTTCACCACCATTCATTCTGTTTTCCAGTGTGTCAATTCTGTGATGTGCACTCTTTACACTGTCTTCCAGTTTGATTATTCTTCCATTGTGAGAATCAAGCTTATCTTTCATCTGAGAAATCTCACTTTTGATGTCCTCACTCAAAGAAGAGATGTTATCAAGTTTCATATTGATTTGTGTGTTCTGCCTAACTCTTTCTTCGATATCTTTCGTGTCCGAACGTTTATTGTTCTTCAAACCGAAGAAAATGGAAAAAGCAACTGACACCACACTTATAATGATTGCTGTCGATATTTCAATAGTCATCAATCATTTACCTGCCTTTTTCTTATTTTCATTAGCTGCCCACCACCAAATTAGCTAATACCCTGCGACCATTTTGCTGGCATCGGCAATATGGTCACGCGCAATCTTCTATAAAGAATGAACATACGGAAGTACGTCATTAAATATTGAACTGGATATATAAGCATTTTCGTATGATCTGCTTATAGAATTTTCACTGTGAGACGATTCTCCTTCAGCTCCTTCTTTCATTTTCAAATCAACAACTGCCATAGCAATAGTACTTATATGTCTTTGAATATCATCTTCAATCTGATTTTCAGTAAAATTGACAGGAAAGTTCCTTTGCTGCTTATATTTTTCAATAACAAAATCAATCAAGAGTTTTGATGGCTCCTGACCTTTCAGATCTGGAATGTCATTGAAATATTCAGTTACCTTTTCCTTGATTGAATATGCCACTGCCATAATTGTTCTCCTTTATAAGTTGAATTTCGAAATAAAATATTCCTTTAATTCTCCACCAGTCATCGAATCAACATTGCTCATACCATGACCAGTCGCTAACGAACGTAAGTCTTGTACACTCATTCTGTTAATATCTGTCTTGGTATAATTAAATTCAAACGAAGATTTTCCCGGAATTTCTTCCGGGATTACTTCGCCAGCTTTATACCATTTTCCATCGATTTTGATTACATTTGTTGCAATCATACAATCACCGCCTTACGCTACTTTCATAACAACAACGCTGTTCATTCCCTCAAATGACGGAAGGCCAATCATTGACACAACGCAGTGTGTATTGATCGGGTGCTCTGTAGCATAAGTATAAACAGCAATACCTGTTTCAACGATAGAAAGGTTTCCGTTTGCGAGACTTCCACTTCTCTCTTCTGGTGTTCTACCGAAAACATAGTCACCAAGGTATACTCCTGCTGATTGGCAAGAGATGATGTTTTTCGGAATAAAGTACTGAGTTACTCCGGATTCGTCAACATACATCTTGTCGTAAACTTCGATTTCGATTCCGTATCCTCTCAGGTACGCAAGTACATCTTCCTGTCTTACTCGGATACCGCCGTTGTATGCTGTAATTCCAAGAACCTGTTTCTTTGTATCTTCCGCATTGAGAAGCATTTCAAAAGTCTCTGTGTTCATCGAAAATCTTGTCAGAGAGTATCCTGTTTTCTTGGCGAAATCACGTCTTGTTTTGATAAGGTCATCAAGCGGTGTTGCTGTCTCCGGGGCATCCCATTTGTCAGATGTTCCAGAAATTTCAATATAGTGGTCTTTTTTGTGCACTGTTCCATTGTCAGTTGTGTAATCAACCACATACTTTTTGCCTTCAATATTTACGGTAACTTTCGGTACACCGTCTGCCGGTGCAAGAAGTTCCCAAATCTGTCTCTCAGGTACAACCATAGCTCCCTGGATCAAATTCATTGGTTTCTTACTGATTTGTCTGAGAACTTGGTTTGCAAGAGAAGAATTTTCAGCTGAAGCATAATTTGCATATTGCTGTTCTTCTTTCTCTGTGACCATGTAGGACTCTCTGTAGAACGGCATCTCGTTCTGAATGTCCTGGAATCCTCCAACATCTCTTAACGGAGCCTGTGCGTCGAAATTTGAAGCTTTCAGTGCTACCGGCTGTGAATTTTCACCGACAATGTATCTGATTTCAAGTGAATCCTGTTTTGTGGTTCCGAATTTCTGTCTTCCAAGATACGGTGGAAGTGCAAGTGATGCTTTGTAGTTATCCCACATAACTCCAAGACTTCTTGCTGTAAACGCTTTCGCTAATGGTAATGCCATGTCTGCTATTCCTCCTTAATTAACCTTCTGAAATCTTTGGTGCTCCGTAAAAAGTAACTCTCGGAGTCGCTTTTCTTGCTGCATCTGCAATTGAAAGTGCTGTCACCTTTTCCCAATCAATCGTTCCCTGATATACATATGTTCCTGGTGCATCTCCCTGTGTAACATCAACGTCCTCAAGAAGATATCCAAGGCATTCAGCATCATTGGATGGATACGGTGTTCCCGCCTTTGCAATTTTCATACCGTTTTCATCAGCTACTGTTACGCTCGCCTGTGTTACTACGCAAGCTGCTCCTTCATAAGGAAAAAACTTCAAAATACCTTTACTCTGCGTAAAATCTCTTACAATTGGTTTTCCCATTTTTTTACCTCCAAATTTACTTCATCAGGTAGTAATCTCTTGTTGCCTGATCGCTAGCCTTATTGCCAAATACGATTTGTTCCGCATTTGCTACATCTTCCGGCTTTTCTTCGTCTTTTTTTCTTCCGGCATTTCCACCAGGATTAATGGAACCATCTGCGATTTCCTGTTCCTTGGCTTGTGCTGCCTTTGTTTCTTTTTCGGCAATAATCTGTGACATTGAATCGATTGCTGCTTTCGCAATTTCCAGATTGTCCTGAAATCCAGCAAGAACCGTATCTGCCTGTTCACCTGTCAGACCTTTTTCAGCTGCATATGCCCGAATGTCTTTTTTGATATTCTCTTTCTGCAATGAATCAATCTGTTTTCTAAGCTTCTCAATCTCGTCATCGTTCTGTGGTGACGGATTTTGGTTCGGCTGTGGATTTGGAACTGGTGCCGGTGTAGGCTGCGGCTGATGTTCCGGCTTTGGTGCTGGATTTGGGTTCGGTGCCGTAGCCGGTCTGTTACTGTGAAACTGATTTAAGTAATTCGTAACTTGGGCATCTGTAGGCTCCTCAATCCCTAACGCGATTAAATTCTGTTTTGCTTCTTCTCTTGTCATAGTTATTACCTCCGTATCTACATTTGTTTTCGCTGTTCTATCAGCTTGGATTTATACTTTTTCCCATCTAACGCGTGAGAATGCTTTTTTATGTATAAAAAAATCAGCCAAAAATTTGGCTGATTTCAAAAATTTGGCTGATTGATTTATTGAATTTAATTTTTAAACTGAATAGCTTCAATTCTAAGTTCCTGTCCGACTGTACCTAGTGTAGATACGCCGTCAGCTTTCGTCCAGTCTGTCCAACCGGAATTCTCCACATGGACTCGATACTCAAATTCTCCGTCAAAGCATAAGCACTCGATACGCTTATTCTGACCAGTTGTGCCGATTACCGTGTCTTTTGTGACCGTGCCATAATCTTTCCAGCCGATACCCTCAATGTGCGCTTTTGCCTTAATTGTCATGCCAAGTGGATCAATCTTAAATGCTTCTAATCTAAGGTTATGTCCTGTAATACCAATGATATTCTCACAAGCTCTCTCTCCTAACCATCCTTTATTCTGTACGTGCGGATTGACAAGGAATTTAGCAGCCATGATCTCGATCGCTTCAATTTGCAATCCTT